ATGAAAGCCAAAGAGGAAGAGAACCCTAATGAGATCAATAAGATTCTAAAAATCGTTTAGATTAATTTTCTCTGTCTCATTCCTTCATATATCACACGTCCTTCGTCATCGTCTTTAGCGAACATCTTTATTAAGGCCCCGGACATTGCATTTGCCTGGTTCTCGTGATAACCTCCAATGTCTTGGATAGGTCCTGTTATCTCACCATTAATATCCTGCCTCATGTGAGTCATCTCATGTGCTATTGATCTTAACACGTCGACAAATGCTCTATTTTTTCCATAGATTTTTATTATTTTATTGTTTGGATCATAAAATGCCGTCGTTGTTATGTTGTTTTCAGATCTATTCTCTACAACATATATTTCGTAGTCACATTCTATTTCTAGTTTATCACCACAGAAATTAATAAATCTCTTTGCAACTTCACAATTATCTACACATTTGTGTAGATTCTTATCGATATATAATTTTCTATTCATTTTCTAAAAACTCTCTAATTTGTTCTATGCTTGTGCCAATCGTAGCATTGTCTATTTTTGTAGATACAGAATGTACTATGCCGACTAGTTCACCTTTGTTATTTATTATTGCAGAACCAGAACTTCCATGTTCTGCATAAATAGAGAACATATTGCTGTTACTTGCTGCCATTGTTGTCCCTGTAAAGAACCCATCGAATATTAATACGTTTCCTGGTTCAAAAACTCCTCTTGGTGCAGCTAAATTATACACTCTTTCACCTGGAATTAAATTGTCTTCGTAGACATTGATTGCGTTATATTTGTCATTTCTTTCAAATTCAAGCAAACATAAATCATTTTTTTTGTCGCGCTTAAGTATTTCTACCCTATGAAGCATACCTTCTAGCGTCATTGCTGAATGTGTTGAGCGTCTTATTAACGTTGTTTTGTTTTCATCAAATATAAGACCTTCTATCATTTTCTCGCATATATGATCTACAGACAAAATATAGTTATCTTTTTTATGATTTATTATTATACCTGAGCCTGTTATTTTATATCCCTCTGAGGAATAATATGCCTCTGGACAATTGTCTGATGTTATTTCTATTTCAGAGCAATCTGCAACTAGCACTTCGTTTTCTACAATTATCTTAACGAATGACTCTCTTGCCTCGTTTAGAACTATTACTTCTGATTTTTTTGATTCAAAGGTTATAAGACAACATATAGACACTATCACCACAGATGAAAGTAAAATTTTAACTCTATTTGTAAACATATTTATAAGTATAGGGTAAATGTACTAACATATGAAACCAATAATAATCGAAAACAGTAAAGTCCCAAAAATAATTAGTTTAATAGCAGACATAGGTGCAATAACTCTGTGGCCTTTTATATTTATTAAAGATACAGCTAATGAGAGACTTATACGTCATGAGTCAATTCACATTGCCCAGTATAACGAGCTTTTTGTAATAGGATTTTTAGCTTTGTACCTTTATGATTGGATACGTGGATTGCTGAAATATAGAGATAGTGACCTGGCTTACTATCAAACTAGATTTGAACAAGAAGCTTATGAGCACTCTGTTGATAACGGATACTTAGAAAGTAGAAACAATTATGAATGGATGAAATATCATGTTTAAATCAGCTTTATTTTTTATTCTTTTAACTGGTTGTGAATCTTCTACTTTTGAAGTTGAAAACAGCATTGACACAAACGAATCAATAGCGAACAATGTTATATTTAATGACTGCGGTTATGTAGTCGGAGAATATACATGTAATTTTGCGCTTTTAGATGACGAAGGTAATGAAGTAAATCTTTATGATTTTTATGGTAAGACAATTGTTTTAAATTTTTCTACGATTGGGTGCTATTATTGTCAACAAGCTGCATATGAAATACCAGACACAATGGAGCTGTTTAAAGAAGATGAGATCGTTTATATTAGTTTAATTGTTGAAGGATGGTCAGGAAACACTCCTACTCAATCTGAACTTGTTGAATGGATAAATAATTTCGAACTAGATACTCCTACGCTATCAGCCCCAAGGGATGAAATGATTGACGTTACTTCTAATGACGGATTTTATATTTCTAGCTGGCCTACTTTCTTTTTTATTGATAATGAAATGGTAATGAATAGTTATATTCGTGGATATAATCAGGAGATGATTAATACGGCTATTGCTAATACACTTTAAAGTTTTAAATTTTAACACAAGAAGTTATAATATAATATGAGCATTTTTAAGGAACATAAAACGATTGCAGATAGATCAGCATCTGATAGATCTCGTCACAAGAAAAAAATAGAAAGAGCAATACGTGAAGGAATTCATGACATTATTGCAGACGAATCTATTATTGGTCAAGATGGAAAGAAAAAAATAAAAATTCCTGTCAAGGGTATAAAAGAATACAGATTTGTATTTGGCGATAACGATACAAATAAACAGGTAGGGTCAGCTCCAGGCAAGAACATACGAAAGGGACAACAGATAGGTAAGGCTGACAAGAAAGAAAAAGCAAGTGGAAATAAACCAGGCAGTGAATCCGGTGAAGAGTTCTATGATGTAGAGATCTCACTAGAAGAGTTGGCAGCATATCTATTTGATTCACTTAATCTTCCTGACCTTGAAAAGAAAAGATTCACTAATATCATTGGTGAAAAAATGAAGCGACATGGTTATCGCAATCAAGGTATTAGACCACGTCTAGATAAAAAAGAAACACTTAAGCGCAAGCTAAGAAGAAAAAATGCTGCTAAAAGAGCTGGCACATACAGCGATGAAGATGAAGCAAGATTTCCCTTCCACGAAAATGATCTAAGATATAAATTTATAACAGAGACGCCTAAAGAAAACAGTAATGCTGTAATTTTCTTCATGATGGATGTTTCAGGCTCTATGGGGACTCAAAAGAAATTTATTGCAAGATCATTCTTTTTTCTTTTATACCAGTTTCTTCGTTATAAATACGACAAAATTGAAGTTGTGTTTATAGCGCATACAACTGAAGCAAAGGAAGTATCAGAATCTGAGTTTTTCTCTCGTGGGCAAAGTGGTGGAACGTTTGTTTCATCTGCGCCTGAACTGGCTTTGGAAGTTATGAATAAAAGATACCATCCTTCAAGCTGGAACATTTATGCGTTCCACGGATCAGATGGTGATAACTGGTCAGAGGACAACGACAAAGCTCTAGAGCTTACAAGACAACTAAAAGAAAAAAGTCAAATGTATGGTTTTATTGAAATAAAGCCATCTGGTCAACAAGAGTGGGCAAGCTGGAGTAGTGGGAATACAATGATGAACGTGTATACACCATTAATAGATAATAAATTTAAAACAATGCTCTTACAGTCTAAAGATGATATTTGGCCAGCATTTGTTAAACTATTTGGAGGAATGAAATAATGTCTGACTGGACAGTAAAAGAACTAGAAGAGTGGGATGAAAGAGTTTGCAATGTAGCTGCTGATTTCGGTCTAGATTGGTTTCCTATTAACTATGATATTTGTGATTACTACGAGATGATAGGTCATATGAGCTATCATGGGCTGCCTTCTCACTATGATCATTGGAGTTATGGTAAATCATTTGAAAGAACACATCAGATGTACAACCATGGGCAGTCTGGGTTACCTTACGAACTTATTATTAATTCTAATCCTTCAATTGCTTATCTCATGAAAGAGAACCCACTATATTTACAAGTTCTTATTATGGCACACTGTATTGGTCATAGCGATTTCTTTAAAAATAACATTACATTTGGTGATACAAGGCCTTCTTCTGCTGTCTCTCGTTTTAGAAACGCAAAGAAAAGAATAAAAAACTACATGGAAGATCCAAGTATTGGAATTGACAAAGTAGAAAGTTTGTTAGATAGTCTTCACTCTATAAAATATCAAGTAAATAGAGACAGCATTAAAAGAATGTCTTACGAAGAAGTTAGAGATGAACTAAGTGAAAGACTAAAATCTGGTGAGAATATCGGTGTTGATATTAATCAGGTCCCTTTAAGAAGAGAATACGATCTACTAGCATTCTTTATGGAACAAGGAAAACATTTCTCTGATTGGGAACTAGATGTCATTAATATCGTAAGAGAAGAATCATTATATTTCATTCCACAGATTAAAACAAAAATTATGAATGAAGGATGGGCTTCTTACTGGCATTATACAATAATGAACGAGCTAAAACTTCCATCTAAAATGCATTTGCCTTTTATTAAATCTCACAACCAGGTCATACGTCCTCACATTGGTGGGATCAATCCATATCATCTTGGATTTGAAATGTTTCAAAAACTTGACAAAGAACTAGGAAGAGATGAAATCTTTATGATCAGAGAAGTGTTTCATGATGAATCATTTATTAGAAATTATCTTGATCTAGATCAAATGATAGATCTTAATTTATTTTCTTACGCCAAAGACAGAAAAAAGAAAGCGTACGTTATAAATGAAATATCTGATGAAGGTGGTTGGAAAGAAGTAAAAAACAATCTTATAAAGCAAACAGGCGTGGGCAGCATTCCAAAGATGTTTGTTGAAGTTCTTGAACCACGTGGTACAATAGTACTTGGTCACGATCATGATGGAAGAGACTTAGAGTTGAACTATGCCAATGTAGTTATTAACAATGTTTCAAAAATTTGGAAAAATGTAGTTAAGTTGGAAACAATAATTGAAGAAGAACCATGGGAAATTTAAAAATATTTTGTATTTTTATTTTTTATTGAAATTTGAGCATTATTTATAGTAAAGGAAGAGGTAATCTAGAATGGCGAAAGAACAAGACTTTTTAAAGCTTATAGAAGCGCAAAGAAACATTAAAAAAGAAGAAAAGTTTAATGGGACTTTTCTACAGTATCTTGATGTTGTAAAGAAAAACCCAGAAATATGCGATCTAGCCCACAAGCGGTTAGTTAAGTCTATTGAAAATAAAGGAATCTCTCACCTAGATCCAGACACCGGTCGTCAGAGAAAGATTTTTGACAATGACGATATAAAGGTATATGACTATTTTAAGGATAGTTTTTTTGGAAACGAAAGAACAATTTACAAAATAATGAGATTTTTAAACTCAGCTGCGCATAAAGGCGAAGAATCACGCCAGGTACTACTTCTTATGGGTCCTGTTGGCGCTGGAAAATCAGCTGTAACAAACCACATAAAAAGAGCTCTTGAAATGAGTGCTCCTGCTTACTATCTTGATGGTTGTCCAATTAGGGAAGAACCACTTCACCTTATACCACGTAGTCTACGTAGCAAGTTTGAAGAGCTGCTAGGAGTTAAAATCGAAGGAGACCTTTGCCCAGTATGTAGATACAGACTCATCAATGAATTTAACACAAAATATGAAGACTTCCCCGTAAAAACAGCATCATTCTCAGAGCGCGCTCGCCGCGGACTTGCAGCTGTTCCACCTATGGATGCAAACTCACAGGATATATCAGTTCTTATTGGAACGGAAGATATCTCTAAGCTTGATCTTTACGCAGAAGACGACCCAAGAGTTCTCTCACTTAACGGTGCATTCAACGTTGGTAACCGTGGTATCGTAGAAATGGTAGAAATGTTCAAGAATGAAATTGAATTCTTGCACACTATTATTACAGCAACACAAGAAAAGCAGGTACCAAGTCCTGGTAAGAACAACATGATCTACTTTGATGGTATTATTCTTGCTCATACAAACGAGTCAGAGTGGAACAAATTCCAAAGCGAGCATACAAACGAAGCAATTATGGATCGTATTGTAAAAATCAACGTACCTTACGTTCTAGAAGTAAGTCAAGAAGAAAGAATCTATAATAAGATGCTCGGTATGAGTGATTTTAACGCTCACATTGCACCACATACATTGAGGGTAGCCTCCATGTTCTCTGTAATGAGCAGATTAAAAGAATCAGCTAAGTGTGACATTCTTACTAAAATGAAAATCTACAACGGCGACGACGTTATTGAAAAAGGAAGAGTAAAGAAGATCGACATTAATGATCTTCGTAGTGAATCACGTGATGAAGGTATGAAAGGAATTTCAACACGCTTTATAATGAAAGCAATAGATAACGCACTTTCTGACTCTGATAACAATCTTGTTACACCTGTCTCTGTTATTCAAGCACTTCAAACTCAAGTATCTGAGCAAGTTATCAACGAAGACGATAGAAGTAGATACCTCGAGATACTTCAGAAGGTTGTACGTGATGAATATCTAAGAATCCTTGAAACAGAAATCGCTAAGGCATTCATATCTGCATACTCTGAACAAGCTCAGTCATTGTTTGATTCATATCTTGACCACGCAGAGGCTTACACCACGCACTCTAAGCTAAAGGATCAAGTCACAAAAGAAGAAATGCAGCCAGATGAGAACTTCCTTAAGACAATTGAGGAGCAAATCGGAATAGTTGGTTCTTCAAGAGACGGATTCAGAAGCGACGTTACGGCATTTATGTTCGCTAAAATGAGAAGAGGAGAAAAAGTAACTTATGACAGTTATGGACCACTACGTGAGGCAATTGAATCATACTTAATCTCTTCTGTTAAGGATATAGCCAGAATTGTTACAAAGTCAAAAACTCGTGACGAAGGACAACAAGAGAAATACTCAGAGATGGTTCAAACCATGATTGATGACTATGGGTACAATGCTAAATCAGCAGAAGAAATTCTTCAATATGCATCTAACAACTTGTGGAGAGATTCTTAATACAATCAATTGTTTTAGTTTATAATACTACATATTGAGGTTAACATGACTAAAACATTGAATGGAATTAAAGCTTATAGATCTATACTTGGAAATAATAATTTTTATTACCCAAATATTGACGAGATAGTCTTTCTTAAACCAGGATCCAAGTATGAAAAAATGTCTTGGGTCGGATCTAACATGAAGGCAATTAATGTCAATTCACGTGATTTAGTTAACGTAGAGGGAAATAACAATATTATAATTTGGGTAGAAGAAGATAAATTAAAAACAATTTGATTATTTTATTGTAAAATATTTTATGTTTTGCAAAATCAAAAACTCAAATGAAATAAAAAAAAGCATAGATAAGCTTTTCACTGATTTTTCTGTTCTAACAGAAGTCGGTGAAAAGCTTTCTTTGTTTAACAATACAACATTAAAGACAAAATCTGTTACTCAAGCAGCTGTCTACAGTAGGCATAAAAACGAAATAAGACTTATTAAGTCTATTGTTCTAAATTCAAGTATCAAAGCCGAGATGATGTCACCTGGTTCATCTGACCTTTGTTTAAATTTTTTGATGAACATTTTTAACAATGATTTAGACATTTCAGATGATGTTATAAACACTTTAAATAAACAATCTTTGCGCCCAGATAGGGCCTACATTAAAAAATATATAAAAGAATATTTTGAAGATAAAGTAATATCAAGTCTAATAACTGACATATTAGACATATCGGACAAAAATTCAAAAGTTATTGTTGGAAAAAGATTACAACCTAACACTATTATTCATAAAACGTTTAACAACGTTATTCCGATTAAGACTAATCCTGCCTTTCTAAAACAAAAGACAAAATTTAAAGACGCTAACGTTGTTTTAATAGACGGAGCTATCATGGAGATATCAGAGATTAACTCTTTCATGGAACTGGCTCACAAAACTAAAGAACCCTATGTCTTGTTTGCAAGAACTATTGGTGATGATGTCTTAAATACTATTCACACGAACAATCTTAGAGATGCATTTACGATTATTCCTATTGAAGTCCCTATGGAAGAGAATACGTTAAATATGTTAAAAGACCTCTCAGTCATCACTGGAGCTACAATAGCTTCATCCGATATGGGTGATATTATATCTATGTCACTAATCAATGGGATACAGGCAGGTGTCACTATTGATATAAATAGTACCAGCGTAATAGTATCAAATTCAAAAAACCAAAAAACAGCTAATAATTTGATAAAAAACCTTACTGAAAAGTTAAGGAATCCAGAAATAAACAAAGACATCATTAATGCAAGACTAAAAGGTTTGACTTCAAATACAATTAACGTAGACATTGGAACAGAATTATTAAATAAACACCCGATGATAATTGAAGATTGTGATAGATTCTTTCGTCATTTGACTCAACTGTTTAAATTTGGTATAATAGAGAAAAATAAAATTGAAACAGCAGATACCAGCCTTACAAGAATAATCAAAAACGTAAATGATAAAAAATACATCTCAGCTGCGTCACTATTAATATCGCTAAAATTTGCTAATCAAATTAAAAAAGATTTAAAGTCAACTAACTATTTTATTATGGAAGACAGATGAAAGAAGGAATTAGACATCTAATACAGTGTCATTGTGTATTACCTCAGTATAGAAAAAGAAAAGATCCAATATTTCATAAATTTTTAGTATTCTCTATTTTAAATGACGGAATTTGTGAAGCAAAGCTTGCGCAGTGTAATAACTGTGGTCAATTACATAACGTTGTTGATCTTTGTAAGTCTGAATTTCTTGGAGGAAGGGATGAAACTTCAACTATACCAACTGAATTCGATATAGGTATGTCTGTTTCAGATAAACTAAAATCAATTTTAGAAACAAACAATTGTGATATTTCTTTATGGGAACTAGCTGAATTCTATGAAGAAAACGAGATGTGGGGTAGTAAAATTATATTATCAAAAGAGAGAACAGATGATAATATACAGATAAAGTCACTTCTTTTTGTAAGTGATGGAAAATTTAAAATAAAAAGCGAATCATTTCAAGAAACAATTGGAGAATAATATGAAAACATATGGAAAATCAACATACGAAAAAAAGGCTGACAAAAGCCTTCAGGTTAGGGAAATCAATCAAGTTATTATGGATTTCGGTATTGATGAAGAACAAAAGCTACAACTAATTAATCTTATTGCCATGGAACTAGAAGATCAAAATGCACTAAGAATACTTACTGGTGCTGTACATGATATAAAAAATAATGTTACAAATAATGATGTAAGTGATATTATATTATCACCACTTTAACAATATGGAGTAAGTGCTATGGAAAGTAATTTAACAGATGGATTTGAAGAGCTCAAGGTTCTTCTTGAGACAATTGAAGTTGATCTTCTAAAGAATGCAAATGGCAACAAAACAGCCGGAACACGTCTTCGTAAAGGGCTACGCCTTTTAAAGAACAACGCCGCTGCACTTGTTAAGGTTTCACTAGAGACTGACAGATCTGTTTGAAAGATTTAAACAATTTAACAAATAATAGGTAACAAACTTACTAAAATAAAAATGGTTTCCCTGTTTAACAGGTGGATTTCGAGGCAACATAGAAAAGGGTAAATTGTTGCTATCTTTTAATTTAGAATTTAAACTAAAAAAAAGATGTTTGTTCGACCAATCTATAAGCTCTACTATAGTTTAGTAGAGCTTTTTTTGTATGTTTTAAAAATCAATTAATACTTGTTATTATGATAATATCAGAGTCACATCTAAGAAGAATCCAGACCCGATAACAAGCGCCAGATATTGGTCTTGTAAAGCTTGGTAAATACTAAAACAGGTTTGTTGTCCGTAGCTTATCACTTTATTCTTTAATCAGTTATGTTCTTACAGTGAGAAAAGAGCTTTTTTATACTTTTTAAGTTTTAAGTATATTTATATTGAATGGTAAAATTATCAATGGAGAATACCAATGCACATACGTAAACGTATAAAAATGAGAAGAATAAAAGCTAGAAAAGCTGCAGAAGCAGCAGCAGCAGCTGCCGTAGAGGCTCCTGTAGCGGTAGAGGCTCCTGTAGCGGTAGAGGCTCCTGTAGCTGTGGAAGCTCCTGTAGTTAAG